ATATATATTTTTGTAATGCATATGACACTTGAATTAGCTGAAACAATTATTGGTATAGCCGGTGGATTAATAGGTTTACTACTAGTAATATTAGGATACTTTTTAAAAGTAATCCACTCAGACACCAAAAAAGCCATAGAAGAAGTTGGCAAAAACAAAGGTAGAATAGAGCTGGTAGAACAACAGCTTAACTCTGATGTAAAAAGATTAGAGCAAACTACACAGTTAGAACTAAGAACCCTAGCTCAAACAGTTACTAAGCTTTCAGCAAGTGTTGATCAACTAGTTCAAATTCAATTACAATCAGCAACAAAACACTAACATGAAAATATCAGTAAAAAGTTATTGGGCCCCAACCCCAAAGAAGTGGAGAAAAATAGGTGATGCTATCCTAGCAGTTGGAACCTTTGTAACAGCTGGAGCATTACTAGAATATGATAAGATGAAAGAAATCTTTACTCCACAAGAAGTTAAAGCTATCATAGCAGTAGCTTTTGTATTAGGTGTTGCGGGTAAATTCTTAACTAACTTCTTTACTACAGAAGAAAAGAAAGATGCTTAAATATTTATTCATAATGATAATTTCTGTACTGGTTACATCCTGTGCATGTGATTATCATATGGGTAAGATAAGAAAAAAGTGCCCAAGCATCTTAGAAAAAGACACTATCCGTGTGCATGATACTATTAGAATAGCATCTGTACAAAGAGACACTGTATTTAACTATTTACAAAAAGATACAGTTATTATTAAAGAGGGCAGACTAACTATGAAGTACTTCTACAATACTACAGATTCTACAGTCTATCTATCTGGTAAATGTGATACTATCAGAGTTGTAAGAGAAATACAAGTTCCTGTAGAGAAGACTGTATTCAAGTATGACTTCTTAAACTCCAATAAATTCTTATTCTCAATCATTCTTTTATTACTCTGTCTTATCTTAATAGCATACCTATTTAAGAAAAAGTAGGTTTAAACTTTGTAAGTTTAAAATATATTTTTAAATTTGTAAAGTTTAAACTTATAACTATGACAGAAGAAACCAACAAACAAGAAGAGTTAACTCCAGAACAGTTAACTGCACAGAGACTGAAAGTAATTAATTACTACACAGCTCAAATTGATGTACTCAAAGTTCAAGCAGAGTATGAAAAACTATTAGCAGAGATTGAAGAATCTAGAGCTAAGAGAATGTCCATGATCATTAGCCAGGCTAGAATGTCTCAAGGTCCTGCAGATGAAGAGCAGGAACAAGAGCAAGAGCAGACTCCTGAAGCTGAGGCTAAAGCACCGGAAACAGCTCAAACTCCCAAAGAAAGAAAATTAAAGAAAGCTTAACTAAGTCAATTAAACCAACATGGCTAAGTTTAATATTGTAGATAAGAAAGTCAATATGACTCTGGAAGAAATTATTAGATTCCAGTTAATCACTTATTGTTATATCAAGAGAATAACATTAAGCGATGCAGACTTAAACTGTCTTACTTTATTAGGTCTCAATAAAAAAACTGAGCTTTCTAATTTTTGTAATGCTTGTTGTGATCCTGAAAACCGGGATAGAGAACCAGACTCTGTTTATACTAAAACAATATTTAAGACTCCTCAAACAGTAAGGAACTGCCTTACTAAGATGATTAACTATAATATTGTTACTAAAGAGGGTCTGGGTCATAACAAGACAGTTGAGCTCAATCATGAACTTCAGATGCAGATAGAAGGTAACATATTGTTAAACTATAAATTTTATCACGTTGCTGCCCAAGAAAGCCAAGGAGTTTAAGAAACCTGTAGCAGAAGACTTAAACCTATCTGAAGAACTGGTTAATGATGTAATAGATTTTTATTGGGAGAAAGTAAGAAAGTTAATAACCACTGTGGATGAAAACTCTATAGAGATTCTTAACTTAGGTACATTCAAGTTAAAGACATGGAAAATAGATGAAACTACTAGTACATACAAAGCCATAATAGAAAGACTAGAAGGTAAGTTTGGTAAGTATGCTATTAAGAGAGAATATGAGTACAGACTTGAAATACTAGAAAAAGCTAAAGAATCTGCTGCAGAAGAGAAAGAAAGATTAACTAAAATTAAAGAAGAAAGAAATGCTAACAAAACTAAAGACAATTTGGAAGAACAAGCTTCAGATACTTGAAGGACTTAAGAATACTTGGGTAAGACATCCTAAGATTGAGAGAATAGCTTATGATAGATTAGCTATTTGTGAAGACTGTGATTTAATAGATAGGGAAGGAAGTAAATGTGCAATGCCCGGAACTCAACCCTGCTGTGGAGAGTGTGGGTGTAAGCTTACTCTAAAAGCTAGATCACTATCTTCAGAATGTCCACATCCTAGTGGCCCTAAGTGGAAAGCTTACATGACTGACCAAGAAGAAAATGAATACTATGCTAGGATTAATTATGATCCAGATAAAGATTAAAATTAAAAACCAACTCAAACACCAACTCAATGTCAGTAATATTCAAAGCAGAGAATCACAAATATGAGAGTCTAGATCCTAATGAAAGAATAGACTGGTTAAGTGTAACCAGTTTTGTTAAAAACTTTAAGCAACCTTTTGATGCTGTAACTCAATCTATAAAGTCAAGTAAAAATCCTAGATCAAAATGGTATGGTATTCCTCCAGAAGAAATCCAAGCATATTGGAGTAAAGAATCTGACAGAGCTATTGGTGCCGGCTCATGGTATCATGATCAAAGAGAGTCAGACTTAATATCACATGATACTATCACTAGATCGGGTGTACACATTCCTATTATCAAACCTATTTGGGATGGTAACCTAAAAATTGCACCAGAACAGAAACTTACTGAGGGTATATATCCAGAACATTTTGTATATTTAAAGTCAGCAGGAATATGTGGGCAATCAGATAGAGTTGAGGTAATAAAAGATACAGTAGACATAGTTGATTACAAGACTAATAAAGAGATTAAAAAAGCCAGCTTTGTAAACTGGGAAGGTAAGTCAGTAAAAATGACTGGACCTTGTGAGCATCTAGATGACTGTAACTTTAACCATTATGCCTTACAATTAAGTACTTATATGTACATAATTCTAAAGCATAATCCTAGATATAAACCGGGTAAGATGTTCTTACACCATGTTATATTTGAAAAAGTTGGTGAAGACAAGTTTGGTTATCCTATTCCTAAGCTGGATGCAGATGGTAACCCTATTGTAAAAACTGTGGTACCTTATGAAGTTCCATATTTAAAGGCAGAAGTAATAGCAATGATTAACTATATAAAAGATAAAAAATGACAGTATTTAAAGAATTTGGCCTAGTAATGGAGGACAAAAACATGAAGGAAAACTTAGGTATAGAAAAGCTATGCTTTAGTAAAGTAACTATTGATTTAACAACTCTTATAGCATTTAGAGAATCTCTTAATGATGATGGTGAATATGAGCCATACACTTATATCTATACAGACCAGGGTGTACATTTTTGTCTAGATATAACCTATGATGATTTTTGTATAATCTTTCACACAGAAGTATTACCAGTATTAAACAGAGAAAAAGACACACCTCTTACAGAAATAAAAAATGAGCAATGATGAATATCAACAACAACAATTTTGGAAGAAAAAAACTAAAGTAAAAAAAGTAAAAAAGATCAAGGGCACATGCCCTACTGCAGAAAAACTAAAACAACAGAAAGATGATAAAACTTCTTGATTTACAAAATGGTCAGATTATTCCTACAGAGCACTGTTATACTTTAAGCTTCTTAAAGAAGATTATGGATGAATTTCCAGATGACTATTTAAAAATATATGCTTATCTGTTTTATATGACCTGTCCTAATCCTGAACTTAATCCTTACTTTAATATTCCTGAAGATGACAAAGAACAAGTTATTCTACAAGATATTGAAGCAGAGTTCAGTACTGAAGATGAATTAATTATATCAGCACTTGCAAAATGTGTACAGTTATATGAAACTCCTACAACTAGAGCATACCGTGGTATCAGCTCTATGTTAGACAGGTTAGCTACTTATATGGAAAAGACTCCTATCACACACGGGAGAGATGGTAATATTAACTCATTAGTTAGTGCTGCTAAAAACTTTGAGGGTATTAGACAATCCTTCAAAGGTGCATACAAAGATTTACAAGATGAACAACAAACTAGAACAAGAGGTGGGGGCTCTTTAGCATATGATCAATAAAGATAACTTATATGATTGGGTATTTCATTACAACCACATATCAAAAACATGGGCTGCAGTTAAAAGAGATGAGATTGCAGATTATTTTAATGGTAAAGCAAAAGATGTCCTAACATCTAAAAAGCATAGTACTTTAGTAGACATTATTACTAAAACATCTGGTGACTCAGATAAATTGAGAAAACTTGTGAATGGATAAGTATTTCTATACAGATATACCTACGTGGGATAATGGTACTTGGACTACTACTAGTTTTAATACCAGGAGTGAGTTCAGAGACTTTGTCCTTTCTATATTTAAAGAACCTGGTAAGTATAACTTTGATAAAACTGCTTTTGTATTTAATGCAGAAGCTAGAAAGTATAATGAACAAAAGTTTTACTGTGCAGCTCCTGTAAGAAGCAAAGACTTTATTACTTACTGGGATGATCAGAAAGTTAAGTGTAGAAAAGGTGTAATATTTAAAAGTGGAGAAAACACTTGGTATCTCACGCGTGAGTACTACATGTGGTTAAACTTCTTACCTATCAATAACAAAGAGATAAGAAGATTCTCTTTCCCGGATGTGAGAGATGCTCAGTATCATCTTGCCCTGTATGAAGTATTAGCAGAGTTATTCTACAAACATGCTGCTATTCTAAAGAAAAGACAGATAGCATCTTCTTACTTTCATGCAGCTAAGCTTATTAATTGTATATGGTTTGAGGAAACTCCTATTTTAAAGATAGGTGCTAGTCTTAAAACATATGTTCAAGATACTTGGAGATTCTTAAATGAATACAGAAACTTTCTAGATGATAACACTGCTTGGTACAGACCTATGAACCCCGGTAAGGTTCTTGACTGGCAACAACAGATTGAAACTAGTGTACCTGGACAAAATAGAAAAACTCTCAAAGGTTTAAAAGGTGTACTAAAAGGAACATCTTTTGAGAAAGATCCTACTGCAGGTGTAGGTGGACCGTGTACTTACTTCTTCCATGAAGAGGCCGGGATTGCGCCACATATGATGGAGACCTATGGTTATATGAAACCAGCATTGAAGTCTGGTATGATAACCACTGGTACTTTTATAGCTGCCGGTTCTGTGGGTGATCTTGATCAGTGTGAACCATTAAGAAAAATGATTATTCACCCTGAAGCTAATGATGTATTCTATGTAGAGTCAGATCTTATAGATGATAAGAAGACATTTGGAAAGTCTGGATTATTTATACCTGAGCAGTGGTCAATGCCACCTTATGTAGATGAGTATGGTAACTCTCAGGTTGAAGAAGCTCTAAAAGCCCTTGATGAATACTTTGCTAAAAAGAAAAAAGATTTAAGTCCTGAAGATTTTCAGCTAGAGTTATCTCAGCACCCCAGAAATATAGAAGAGGCCTTTGCTACCAGAACAGTCTCTGTTTTTCCTATGCATTTAGTTAATGCTCAGAAAAGAAGAATTGAGGAGAAAGAGTATTCTATTGAATATGTAGAGCTTAACAAAAATGCTGACAATACTTTTGTGGCTGAGAAAAGCAAGAAGATACCTATTAAAGAATTTCCTATAAGTAAAAATACTGAAGATAAAACCGGTGTAATAGTTGTGTATGAGAAACCAGACCCGGCTGCAAGGTGGGGAACTTATTATGCTTCTATTGACCCTGTGTCACAAGGTAAGACTTCTACATCAGAATCTTTGTGTTCTATTTATGTATATAAAATACCGATAGAAGTAACTAGAATAGATGGTGAAGATGTTAAAACCTATATAGAACCAGACAAAATAGTTGCTTCTTGGTGTGGTAGGTTTGATGATGTAAACAAAACTCATGAAAGATTAGAGCATATAATTGAGTGGTATAATGCATGGACTGTTGTAGAAAGTAATGTTCCTGGATTTATTACTCACATGATCAAGAAGAAAAAACAAAAATATCTAGTTCCTAAGAGTCAGGTTACATTTAGAAAAGACATAGAATATGCACAATCTGTTTATGAAGAGTATGGCTGGAGAAATACTGGCACTCTATTTAAGTCTCACATCTTACCATACCTTATAGACTTTTGTAAAGAAGAGTTGGATACTGAAACTAAAGATGATGGTTCTGTAGTAAGAACAACCTATGGTATAGAAAGAATCCCGGATATTATGGCTATGGTAGAGATGACTCACTACAGAGAAGGGCTCAATGTGGATAGACTTATAGCACTTGGAGCACTTATTGCCTTTGCTAAAGTTCAGGAGGCTAATAGGGGTATTATGAAAAGAATAGATAGAACAGATAAAAAAAGCTTGGAAAAGTCAAAAAATTTACATAAATTTACTAATAACCCATTCCGACATATAGGCATGGGTCATGGAAGTATTGGTAGTAGACCACCAAGAAACCCATTTAAAAATATAAGATAGTCACTATGCAAGTATTAAATGCACTCCAGATGAAATCTGGAAAAAAAGCTGAGTATAACAGGATGGGTAGTATAACCCAGCCTTTACAGTTTTTACCTAAAAAAGAAAAAGATGCTGAGTGGGCATCTTGGAATTTGGACTGGCTAGAGTGGAATGGTCTTAAACAGATCAGGAGAAATGCCAGAAGACTTATGAAAAATTATAAGTTAGCCAAGGGTGTTATTGATAAAACTGACTATATTGTAGAAGAAGATAATGAAATGAGAGACTTAGTTGATACTCTTATGAAAGAGGATCCTAGTGCTTTAGAGTTAAAATTCTACCCAATTATTCCTAATGTTATTAATGTGTTAACAGCTGAATTTGCTAAAAGAAACAGCAAAATAACATTTAGAGGTGTAGATGAATACTCTTATAATGAGATGCTTGAGCAAAAAAGAATGCAGGTTGAACAAGTTCTTTTACAAAATGCTGAGCAAAAAATGATGGCTAAGTTAATTGAACAGGGATTAGATCAAGAAGATCCTGAAGTTCAACAACAAATGCAACAACAGCTTTCTCCAGAAAATCTTAAGACTCTTCCTGAAATACAAGCTTTCTTTGATAAAGATTACAGAAGCATGGCAGAACAATGGGCTATGCATCAGTACAAAATTGATGAAGAAAGATTTAAAATGGATGAGTTAGAAGAAAGAGGCTTCAGAGATATGCTTATCACTGATAGAGAATTCTGGCACATGAAAATGAATGAGGATGATTATGATATAGAGTTGTGGAACCCAGTTCTTACTTTCTATCATAAGTCTCCAGAAGCAAGATATATATCCCAAGGTAATTGGGTGGGCAAAATAGAGATGATGACTATTGCTGATGTTATAGATCGTTATGGTTACCTAATGACACAGGAGCAGTTAGAGTCTATTGAAGCCATCTACCCCGTAAGGTCAGCTGGCTACCCACTCCAAGGTTACCAAAATGATGGTTCTTACTATGATGCTACTAAGTCTCATGAGTGGAATACCAATATGCCGGGCTTAGCTTATAGACAGTTTGTATCTATGTATGATAACTTTATCTACAATGGTGGAGATATTATTAACTGGATCATGGCTGAAAATGAAGACTATGCTCCTATGGGTGCGGCTTTCTTACTCCGTGTAACTACAGCTTATTGGAAATCTCAAAGAAAAGTAGGACACTTAACCAAAGTTATGGACAATGGTGAAGTTCTTACAGATATCATAACAGAAGACTATACTATTACAGATAAACCAGTATATGATACAACTTTAGTTAAAAACAAAACTAAAGATAACTTAATTTTTGGTGAGCATATTGACTGGATTTGGATTAACCAAGTTTGGGGTGGTGTAAAAATTGGTCCTAATCACCCAAGCTTCTGGGGTATGAATAACCCAGGAGGTATCAATCCTATGTATTTAGGTATTGATCAAAATACTATTGGACCACTTAAATTCCAGTTCAAAGGTGACAGCACACTCTATGGATGTAAACTTCCTGTTGAGGGTGCAGTCTTTAATGATAGAAATACAAGGTCTACTTCTATGGTAGATTTGATGAAGCCCTTCCAGATTGGATATAATATTGTCAACAATCAAATTGCTGACATCTTGGTGGATGAGTTAGGGACAGTCATAATGTTGGATCAGAATGCTCTCCCTAAACATTCACTAGGTGAAGACTGGGGTAAGAATAACTTCCAAAAAGCTTATGTAGCAATGAAAAACTTTCAGATGCTACCTTTAGATACATCTATTACTAATACAGAAAATGCTTTAAACTTCCAACATTATCAGGTACTCAACCTTGAGCAAACTCAAAGGATGATGTCTAGGATTCAAATGGCTAATTACTTTAAGCAACAATGCTTTGAAGTAATAGGTATAACACCACAACGCCTTGGGCAACAGATTGGTCAAACTGATACTGCTAAAGGTATAGAACAAGCTGTAACTGGTTCTTATGCTCAGACAGAAACATACTTTATGCAACACTCTGATTATCTGATGCCTAGAGTACACCAAATGAGAACAGATCTAGCTCAATATTATCATTCTAAAAAACCATCAGTAAGACTTCAATATATGAGTTCAGCTGATGAGAAGGTAAACTTTGAGATTAATGGTACAGATTTATTATTAAGAGATCTTAATATTTACTGTACAACCAAAGCAAATCACAGAAATATTCTTGAGCAAATGAAGCAATTAGCTATGTCTAACAATACAGCTGGTGCTTCTATTTATGACTTAGGTAATATCATGCAGACTGAATCTATTGGTGAACTTACTAATAGTCTTAAATCTATTGAGAAGAAAACTAATGCTCAAAGACAAGAGCAGATGCAACATGAGCAGCAAATGCAAGAACAAGAAATGCAGACTAGACTTCAAGAGAAACAAATGCAGCTTGATCATGATATGCAAGAAGCTGAAAAAGAAAGAAGAAAAGATATTCTTATTGCTGAGATTAGAGCTGCTGGTTATGGTGCTATGCAAGATATTAACCAAAACTTACAATCTGATTATATGGATGCTCTTGATAGAATTCAAAAAACTAATGAGTTTCAACAGTCTATGGATTTACAAAATAGTAAAGAGAATAACAGAATGCAGAATGATAGAGAGAAAGCTCAGATTGAAAGAGAAAAGCTTCAGGCTCAGTTACAGATGAAGCAAATGGATCTTAGTATTGCTAGAGAAAATAAGAACAAATATGATAAAGGATCTAGCAAAACTGATAACAAAAAGAAGAAGTAAGATACTATGGAGCAGAAATTAAGGACATTTAGCTTATTATACAAGAAAGAGAAAATACCTTATAGCCATATTATCAAAAATATTTTTTTATAACTAAAATAAAAATATAAATATTTAAAGTTTAAACAGTTATTTTTGTTATATTATTATTAAGTCATTAAACCAAAC